AGATGATTTGATGGGTGGACACACTCTAGTCAATGGTAACATTGTCTTCAGAGAAGGCCCTGTCATCAAGGCAATGAGGAAAGGTGCTGTCCTTCTTCTTGACGAAGTTGACTTGGGTTCTAACAAGATGATGTGTCTGCAATCAGTTCTTGAAGGTAAAGGATACCTTATCAAGAAAACTGGTGAGTGGGTGACACCTGCAGAAGGTTTCACTATCCTTGCTACTGCAAACACTAAAGGACAAGGTTCTGAAGATGGAAAGTTCATTGGAACTCAAATCATGAACGAGGCAATGTTAGAAAGATTTGCAATCACTATGCAACAGGAATATCCTCCAGTGACCACTGAGAGAAAAATCCTTGCAAAGGAAATGGAATTGACTGGTTCGGTTGACCAAGAATTCGTTGAGAAACTTGTCGACTGGGCAGACGTTATCAGAAAGACCTTCTACGAAGGTGCAATTGATGATGTCATCACTACTAGAAGGTTGGTTCACATCGTGAATGCCTACAGAATGTTTGGTGACAAACTCAAGTCCATTCAAATGTGTATCTCTAGGTTCGATGAAGAAACTAGGAATGCAGTTCTTGACCTCTACACTAAGATTGATGCAGGGGTCAGTTTGACTGATGAAGATAATTCTGAAAACCCCATTGACGAATCAGGTACTGAAGAGGTATAATGGTGTCAATGTTTGGTAAAAAGATTAACTACAAGTACAATGAGGGTGAACTCCTAAAGGAGTTTGCCCAGTACATCGACAAAACGTATGACCAACATTACAGTTTGAACAAATACCAATCCACTGAATTTATTATTGACAGTGGACATGGTGAAGGTTTTTGTATCGGAAATATATTAAAATATGCACAACGATACGGAAAAAAAGATGGGAAGAATAGGGCAGACATCCTTAAAGTGTTGCACTATGCTTTGTTTATGTTATATGTGCATGATAAGGAGACTAATCAAAAATGATGAAAATTAGTGATAATACGAGGAGCATCCTCAAAAACTTTGCTACCATTAACAGTGGTATTAAAGTTGGAACTGGAAACCAACTGAAGACTATTTCAAATATGAAAAATATTCTTGCAGTTGCAACTGTGAATGAATCCTTTCCTAAGGATTTTTCAATCTACAATCTACCTGAGTTCTTAGGTGCAACTTCCTTATTGGAAGACCCTGAGTTTAACTTTGGTGATGCAAGTCTGACGATTGCAGACACGAATACAACCATGTCTTACTTCTATGCAAGTGAGGGAATGGTAAACTCACCTGAGAAAATGGTGACAATGCCTGATGCAGAAATCAAAATTGATTTATCATCTACACTTCTTTCTGAGTTGCAGAAAGCATCAAGTGTATTGGGTGTGAATGACTTGGTACTTGAATCAGATGGTACTAAGATTACACTTACTGTAAAGGATAAAAAGAATGCTACCTCTAATACATTCTCAAGAACTGTAGGAGAGAACACTACAGGTGTTAAGTATTCAATGAACTTCAAGATTGAGAACTTGAAAGTTCTAGATGGGAACTACGAAGTATTTGTTTCTTCGAAGGGTATTTCAAACTTCAAGAACAAAGATGTAGACTTAGAGTATTTTATTGCACTGGAACCTGATTCAAAATACAATGTTTGACCTATATATTGATGTGAGGATTGTGCCAGTCTCTGCAAATCTCACGGGAGCTTTCCAATCTCATCATCCTTCAAGGGTGGAAGGCACTGTGAACTCGGTGGGGAGTTCACACCTATGAAAGAAGAATTTCTTTATGTAGAAAGGTATCGTCCTCAAACCATTGAGGACACGATACTTCCTGCAAGACTCAAAAAAACTTTCCAAGAATTTGTAAAAAACGGTGAGATTCCAAATCTCATGTTATGTGGTTCTGCAGGTATCGGTAAGACCACAGTTGCAAAAGCACTCTGTAATGAAATGGGTGCAGACTTCATTGTCATCAATGGTTCGGATGAAGGAAGATTGATTGATACACTCAGAACCAAAATCAAAAACTTTGCATCTACAGTGTCACTTAGTGGTGGTGCAAAGGTTGTTATACTTGATGAGGCAGATTACATTTCTGCAGAGTCAGTTCAACCTGCATTGAGAAACTTCATCGAAGAGTTCTCTTCTAACTGTAGATTCATTTTCACCTGTAACTATAAGAACAGGATTATTCCGCCACTACATTCAAGAACAACTGTTATAGATTTTTCACTAACACCAACTGACAAACAGAAACTTGCTGGTATCTTTCATAAAAGACTATGTGATATCTGTGATGCAGAGAACATCAAGTACGACACTAAAGTGTTGGTTGAACTTATTGTTAAGTTCTTCCCTGACTTCAGACGTTGTCTGAACGAAGTACAACGATATGGTGTCGGTGGTGAAATCGATAGTGGTCTTCTCTCTACACTTAATGAAGAGAAACTCACACCATTGATTGATATGCTACAAGACAAAAACTGGGGTGGAATGAGAAAGTGGGTTGGTCAGAACTCTGACAACGACTTCAACACTCTGTATAGAAAACTATTCAATACACTTGAGGTGAGGTTAGAACCAACTTCGATTCCTGCTGCAGTCTTGTTAATCGCAGACTATCAATACAAGTCTGCATTTGCAATGGATAGTGAGATTAACTTTGTTGCATGTCTCACTGAAATAATGTCGGAGTGTAAATTTAAATGAAAATTAATAGACTAAGAGTTTTAACCATGATTTTTTGTTGGTTCGTCATTGGATTTTGGGTTGGTGCAGCTTATGCTAATCCATTAGAATTATAATGGGTAAATTAAGACAATGGTTTTTTAGATGGTTGGATAGACAAATTGAAAAGTCTCTTCAAAGACAAGCAAATAAACTGTTCATGAAACATCAAGTCAAAACTACAGACGGAGATAATACATGAGGGAAAAGGAGTATAAACAATTACTTCCTTTTGACCCAAATAAAAAGGTATTAGACCAATTTGGTTGGAACCCTGTATCAGTTATAAAACCAACTAAGTCGTCTAAAAAGATGTGGAGTCGTGCCTATCTAGACAATGTCGAATATAGAAGAGGGGAAGACATTGAGTATCTTGCAGGATTAAAGTTTAGTGAATTTCATGCTGGTATGGCAGAAAACATTATTCACTATTGGTCAATGAAGGGTGCAAAAGTTGTCGACCCATTTGCAGGAAGACTAACACGTGCATATGTAACTTCAAGTCTAGGTAGAACTTATGAAGGATACGATGTCGTTCAAAGAACCGTAGATGAATCTAACAAAGTTTTAACTGAAGACAACTTAAATGGAATCATCCATGTTGGAAATGGATGTGTCATGGAGAAGACTGAATCAGAAACTGCAGACTTAGTGTTCACTTGCCCACCTTATCACCAATTAGAAAAATATGAATCAGTTGATTATCAATTATCAGACATAGGAAGTTATGAGGATTTCCTAACTCAGATAGAGTTATGTGCAGAAAACTGTCACAGAGTGATGAAAGAAGGTGCATTTTGTGTATGGGTTGTAGGTGATTGGAGAGAGAAAGGTATATACAGGTCTTTCCACTCTGACCTCATTACTATCATGCAAAATCAAAAACTAAAACATCATGACACTGTAATTATGGAGAACCAGTCACCCTTTGCATCCCTTCAACTAGGAAAGGTTGCAGCCAATCGTTATACAAGTAAAATACATGAGTTCATACTTGTATTTAAAAAAGAGGGTGTACTAAACCCTGTATCCTGTGATATAATGGATACTATAACTTTGGAGGATTTTTTATCATAATGGGACAATATAAAGATAAAGTAGAGAGACAAAGACTTTTGTTAGAAGCAGAGAAATGGGCAGAGGGTATTAAAGATATCCACATACATTCAATGAGCAGTATGTGGTATGATGATAAACCTGAAGACACTACAAACAACAAAAAAGTAACTGACACTACATACAACAATGGTCTTATCAAAAGAGAACAGGATGGTAAAGTTCTCAGATACTTTGGTGAACAACTTAAAGGTGATGCTCTTATAGATAACTATGTTAGACAAGTTTCACCCTCTGTTACACAATCCATTCTTAGGTAATGACTAAAACCAATCCATTTGACTTTGTTAAATCAGTCTCGTCTACCAAAAAAGATATCATGGTGGATGAGATTGATGAGAAGTCATATGCACCATATCTTGCAAACAAATCACTATCTTACCACCAAGATGCGATTCTGTTTACTAATGAAATGAACCTTAAGCACGGTCTCGACAACCGTCTTCAGTACCTCTTTTTCCTAAATACTCTTAGGAAAAGACAAAGGTTTTCTAAATGGGAGAAACCCCACATTAGTAAAAAACTCGATGTCGTAAAAGAGTATTATCAGATATCAACTAAAGAAGCACAAGAATATGTCAAACTTCTGTCTGATAAACAACTACGTGAGTTGAAAAACAGAATGAACATTGGTGGTACAAATGGATGAATTAGAATATATAACAAAAGACCTAGTAGAGGTCACATTCCCTCAAAAAGACGATTTCTTAAAGATACGTGAAACACTTTCACGTATTGGTGTTGCTTCACGAAAAGAACAAGAATTATTTCAGTCATGTCATATACTTCACAAAAGAGGTAAATACTATATCGTACATTTCAAAGAATTGTTTAGATTAGATGGGAAACCAACTAACTTTGATGAATCGGATGTTGCAAGACGTAACACCATTATTGATTTATTAAAACAATGGAACTTATTGAGTGTTGTTGACACTTCCAAAATTGAGGAACCTAAGGCTCCTCTATCTCAAATTAAGGTGATTCCTTTTAAGGAAAAATCAGAGTGGAAATTGACAACTAAATACTCAATTGGTAGTTCAAATACCTAAATACTACGTTAAATAAACTAACGGAGGAAAGCTATGTTCTCAGGAATTATAGACTTTGTTATGGGAATTTGGAACCTATTGATGATTGTCCCTGTGATAATCTCAATTTGTAGTGTTATAGTAGCACTTACACCTACCCCACACGATGATAAAGTATGGGCAAAAGTGTATAAATACTTGGAAGTTCTTGCTCTTGCAATTGGTAAGGCAAAGGACAAAAATCCATTATTGGATAAATAACTAATATATTAGTAGGAGTAAATTATGGAAATTTTTGTGATAGCACTAGTTGTATTAGGTGTCGCATTTTTCGTTTTGGAAAAGAGAAAAGGTGGTAACACTTCTTCTTCAACTTCCAGTCCTGCACCAGCACCTGCTCCAGTAGCAGATGCAAATGGTAATGGTGTCACTTCTAAAGCAGAGCTTAAGAAGTTAACCAAAAACCAACTGATTGAATATGCTGAAAAGAGAAATCTTAAAGTGAAGAAGTCAGGTACTAAGGCTGCAGTGATTAACGAAATCCACACACAGTTAAAATAAGTACAAACAATAATAACAATTGTTAGAAGGGGTCTTACGACCCCTTTTTTTATCTTAAGGATAGAAAGGATTCTCTCTGATATAATGAGGTAATTCTATTTTCTTATTTTCCCTTACAGTGTTCTTGATACTAGATGTAAGGTGTTTTTCCCTAAGAGATTTTTTGACTGCTCTCAAAAAGAGCAAAGTTTGATATTTAGTCATGTCAATCTCCGAAAAGATTGCGTTCCTTCAGCACCATTGCCTACTTCCGTCTATTACTAGATGAACGTAACAATGCGTTCCTTCGTCTTATGACTACTTCCGTCTATACTTCAGATAAAGTATAAATGAACGTACAATTATTTAGGTTCACAACTAGTTCATTTCCATAAATAAGTGTATGGATTTCTTTGAATTTATAGGCGATGTCGGAACACCAATCGCAGGTGCGATAGTGATGGGTGTTTTTATCTTCATCGTTCTAAAACAGATTCTTGAGGGTATAGTGGATAACATTAAAACCCTAACAATGTTCTGTTCTTCATTAGAGAATAGAGCAAGAACTATGTCAAATGAAATGATAAAAATTGATTTGTTAGTATCAAGCGCACTAGACTTGAGACCTGACATCGAAAGAATCTCTCGTGCAGAAAACTTTATCGAAGACGGTAAACTGGATGTGAGGAGAGACTAGCGGAGAGGACACAAAGACAATGGATTTTACTGAAATCGCACAAGTAGTCAAGGACTACGGATTTCCAGTTGTTATGAGTGTCGGTATGGGATACTTCATATACTTTATATGGAGTTTCATTTCTAATCAAATAGAACCTGAAATTGAGAAAATGCATATGGCGTTGATACGTGTTATTGACCAAACTCGTATGCTTGATCAGGACATGATTAGATTGCAACAAAAAGTGAACGTGGTTCTTGAGTACAGAAAACGTGATGAATTGATTGAAGAGGCGAAGGAAGATGAATTACTCAAGGAATATAAACAGAGGGAAAACACACATGAATGATAGAGATTGGAAACTATTGAAATCACAAATGGGCCCACAAATTTGGACAGGAAAAGATTTATTCATGCAGTTTGTGCTTGGAATTGTCATAGGAGTGTTTTTTACACTTCTTTTGTCAATGAATGCAAATGCAACTGAGATAGTACACAAGTTTAAAAACCCATCCTTTAGTGGGATAGGTACTGGTTCTCATTATCTCACGATTGAGAACCAAGAGCATTCTCGTAAGAAAACAATAGAGGATGCTTTGGAGGCAGCACGTAAAGCTGCAGAACGTGAGGCAGATAACACTACACTTGCAAAGTTTATTAGAAACTTAGAGAGTAGAATTTATGCACAGATGGCGAAACAACTTGTAGAGTCAATGTTTCAAAATGACAATCCAGTAAGGTTTGGTTCATTTGTGTTAGAAGGTTCAACGATAACGTATGAAGTGATTACCAACGAAGACGGTACAGAGTATATTAAGATGACGATTGTTGCAGAAGATGGTTCAACAACAGAAATACAGATTCCAATTGGAACAGGATACTTTGGTAGTGACTATGGTACGACTACTGACGGTTAGTCTAATATTTGGATTGCTATTAACATCATGTGCATCAGTCCCACAGTGGTCTGATAATCCTGCTGATTGCGCTTATGAAACTGGAAGGTTTGATGAGGGTTTCGGTAGAGATGTGGTTACAGGTGTTGCAAAACAAGTTACACGAAATTATATTTGTGTTGAGAGTCCACACGTAGTAGACCTACCATCTTATTTACAATTATTAGATTTACCGCCTGCAGAAACAAAACCTGTAGTTGCAGTGTACAACTTTGCAGACTTAACAGGACAAAGAAAGTACAGAGAGAATCTTGCAGATTTCTCAACTGCAGTTACACAAGGTAGTACTGCAATGTTAATCGATGCATTGAAAACTGCAGGAGGTGGAACTTGGTTTAGAGTCGTAGAAAGACAAGGACTTGATAACCTAGTAAGAGAAAGACAGATTATTCGTTCTGCAAGACAAGAATATGCAGACGAAGAGTCACAAGGAATTGCACCCATGTTATTCGCAGGAATGATTATTGAGGGTGGAATAATTGGTTATGATACTAACATCGAATCAGGTGGACGAGGCGCACGGACACTTGGAATCGGATTTAGTAAACAGTATCGACAAGATATTGTTACAGTCTCAATCAGAGCAGTTTCTGTTTTGACTGGGGAGATATTATTAAACGTCCAAACTACTAAAACAATTTTGTCATATGGTAGTGGGGGTGATGTGTTCAGGTTCGTTGAACAGGGAACACAATTAGTTGAATATGAAGACGGTGTGGGAAAAAACGAGTCTGTCACTTATGCAGTGCGAACTGCAATAGAGGCAGGAGTATTAGAAATAATTAATCAAGGCCACTCACGTGGTTATTGGAAAATAGAGGGAAGAGAATAATGTTAAAATATTTATTAGGCCTAAGCATGTTATTTTCGTCTTTCATGTTCGCACAAGCGTCTGACGATAATGAGATTAATATTAGTCAAACTGGTGACACTTTGACACTATACATCGACCAAGTCGGTTATGGTAACAAAATTGGATTGGATGATTTTTCATCAAGTCCATCGGCAATGCCTATCACTGGTACTAGTTTAACTTTCGATATCGATCAGATTGGTAATAGTAATTTACTATATGGTACCCTTACTGCAAACTCCTCAACATATAACATGTTGTTTACTGGAGATTCAAACGTATGGGATTGGTTGATTGGGGACACAGGAAGTTCTGACAGTTCTGCATTTGATGTTGACATCACAGGTAGTTCTAACACAATGGATTTAGACCAAGGAAGTTTGTTCCAAGCAGAAAGACTGGATTTTGATTTAACAGTTATAGGTGATTCAAACGTATTTGATGTTGACGTAGAAGCAGATGATGTTATTTGGAACTTTGATATTACAGGTGGTTCGAATAACTTCAAGACTTTACAAAAAGACGGTGCATATCAGGAAATCAATTTTACATTGAGTGGTGATAGTGCAGACGTAGACATAAACCAATTAAGTGGTACATGTCCTACAGGAGTGTCTTCATGTAAAGGTATAATCACTTTGGATGTAACGAGTGACAATGCAACTATTCAAATCAATCAGAAAGACTCAGCTAACGATTCTTAGTATTGTACTTCTATCGGTGTCTGTTCATGCAGACACCATAGGAGACATAGTAGAGTCAACTGGAGTCGGTGCAATCTTTCGTTCAAACGAAGAAATACCCTCATCCACCAATTTAGGAATCAACCTATACGATGAGGCAAAAACACAAAACGGTAGAATGCTCATTGAGTTTCTCGATGAAGAGGAACTTGCATTAACTGAACACACTATAGTGTACATCGATGAGGCATACTACGACCCTGACCCATCAAAATCTAAAATGGCAATTCGAATGGCAAGGGGAACTGCACGATTCGCTTCAGGTGCAGGAAACAAAATCAAAAAAAGAAACATAAGTGTCACAACACCTACGGCACAGATTGCAATCAACGGAACAGATTTTACAACAACCATAGATGAACTTGGACGTTCACTTGTGGTACTTTTGCCAGATGCATTTGGTGATGCATCAGGTGAAATAGTAGTGTCAAATGAAGGTGGTCAAGTAACACTTACAGAAGCATATTCTGCAACGATGGTATCGTCATTATCAACACCACCTACACCAACAGTCACAATACAAAATGTAACCCCCTCAATGATTGATAATATGTTCATTGTAAACCCACCTAAGGAGGTCTCAGATGCGATACAAGAACAGGCACAGGATGATTTAGACCAAGACCAAGGGTTATTGGATGTAGATTTTTTAGAATTTAATGATTTAGAACAAGATGCATTAGAAGATACTGGAGGAGACTTAGAATACTCTGCATTAGATGTGGATTTCTTAGATGTAGACTTCCTTGTTGACTTACTAGATGTAGTGGAAGAACTTGTAAAAACCACAAAACAACTTGCTGACCAACAAGAAACTTCAGGTGATTCAGGTGAGTTTGTTATCAAAGGTGCAAACTTTGGTAAGAACGATGATTCGCAGTATAATGTCTTCATCGAAGATGGTGGTATCGTCTTTTATCGTGATGTTAACGGTGTGATATCGTTAAAATTTGCAGCTGGTGCCAATATAACACTAGATACAATAGTTGATGGATATGAAGGTATCATCACCACAAATAGTGGAGATAGTATAGATGTTAGGATACGTCAAGTTAACTAAATATAATACCTAACCAATATGGAGGAAAAGGTATGTTAAAACACCTAGGAAAACTCCGTGACTTGCATGAGGACAGATTGTTCTCAATTCAAAAGTCACTAAGACTGGATGACTACCACATGATGTGGATTGCATTCGGAAAAGGAGTTCTAGTCGGTATGTTTTTGCTATGGATATTTTAAATAATAAAAAAACTAAGGATAAACCACTCTTAATCATAGGGTGGTTAATCCTACTCTCATATTGTTCAGTTGCATTCGCAGATGACAATACTATAACAATAGAGCAGATAGGTTCTAGTAGTCACGTCTATGTTAGAATTACTCAAGAAGGTTTCGACAATCTTATCACAACTCAATATGACGGAAGTGGAATGTACATTGACTTCAATCAATTTGGTAATGGAAATGTAATGAACGCAAACATTAAAGGAAATAGCAATCAAGTTATAGGTCAACAATTTGGTGAAGATACTCATACAATTAACATAGATGGCGATTTCAATCTTGCAGGAACCTATTACGGCACAAGTCAAAACAATAATTTGACAATTAATCTTTTGGGTGACGATAACTTTGGGGCAATAGAGGCAAGAGGTAGTGGTGGTCATACAGGAACTTTAAATTTAGAAAATGGTGCAAGGGTACAAGTATTCATTGATACTTTAATACCTGATACGTTTTCTATATCACAGTATTGTGCAACACCACCTTGTGGTACTTCAACAATCACTCGAAACTAATGTACTCTTGGAAGACAGTC